AAATTAGCTTTTGTTTTTAGTTTAAATGTATTCGCCATAAACTATCCTAAAGCAATCGCCAGAGCAGTAGCTTGGTCATCAACTCCTTGAGAGTCTACAATTTCACGAATAGTGTTCCCTGAATCTTTAAAGTAGATTTTGCGTACACTTGCGTTATAATTAATAGCCACCTCTCCACTAGATAAATCACTAGTTCCTGGAGCAGGACTGCTTGTGTTGTTTCTATTTTTTAAAATTATGGTGTTTGCCATTATTTCCTCCTATTAATATGTTCCACCATCGACTGTACAACCGTCTAATGAAGTTCCTGTTATTCCACCAAATGCCACATTACCCGCTGAACCACTAATTACTTCACTAGAATTACTTGCATCAGCTACGAATGTAAATTTACTTGTTGAGTCATCCCATCCAAAGAATCCAATCTTAGCTGCTGAGCCAGTGTGGTATCTGAATACAACTCCTCTATCTTTATTGTCATCTGAACCTGGAGCTGAATCTCCACCTAATGTCATTATTGGGTCATCAACTGTTATTGCTGTACTATTTACGGTTGTGGTTGTTCCATCAACTTGTAAATTACCTGCGATAATAACATCTCCACCAGATGAGTTTAATGTCAAGTCTCCACTTGCCGTAGTAATTGTACCAGCTGCTGCGACACCTATTGTGACTGCATCTGCCGTTACACCTGCAAATGTTGGATTACTTGATGTTTCAACTGCTTGTCCTATTGCAACTGTTGGAGTAGCACTCTCACCTGAGTTGTTAGAAAGAGTTACGCCAGTTCCTGCTACAAGACTTGTAACATAAGAACCTGTTGTTTCAGTTCCTAGAATAACGCCATCATTCTTTACTGTAACGACTCCATCTGTAACTGAAAAATTATCAGTTGAAAAAGCTGCGATTCCTTTTGCAGAAGATGTTGCAAAAATATCTGAATCAGTTTGGTCTACTTCTAAGGTTACTGCATTGTTTGATGCGCCTGAACCTACCGTAGCAGCTATTCCGTCACCTGCGGTGAGGTCTACTAATGTTGGTAGGTGGTAAACTTCTACACTAGAATTATTATGTCTTCCAATGTAAAGTTTCTTACCGTATTGGTCTAATGCCAGTTCTCCAGACGCTAGAGAACCTGGC